GATCTCATACCATGATAATAAATATTGCTACGAATAACACCACCACGAAAATGAAAAGGAGTCATACAAAATATAAATCTTTTTACCCATGCCCAACCAGCAAAATCTTGCGTACTAGGTCTGTATCTATAATTACCTTCGTGATCTATTAATGTAATAAGAACAGAGTACATTTGTGCTATGCTCAAGCCTGCCTGCCATGCAGTATGTTTGTCTTTGTTCTCCCCCTTATTTCCAATAGAAGTTAAATATAACTTACCTACAGCATTTTTGCGAGTATCTAATTGAAGGCCAAATACACTTCTTTGATAATCATCAAGTTGGTCATATATGTAATCTATATTATTTAACAAGAAATTCAAAACCCCATCATTAGGGATTCTATATTGATCCATTGGTAATACATATCCAGACTCATGTTCTTCTTGTATTTCTGAACTAAATTTTCTGGCATAGTTGGCAACTGTGTTTGTATAATCTTTAAAATCCCACGCTTCTTGTATCTTAGGATTAATTCTTTGTAAATTTTCTGCACTAGGAGGATTTGCTAAAGATATTTCTGGGAAATCTAATAAAAGATGATAAATAGATATGGGGTCTCTCATATCGTGTTTTATCTTGTCCCTTTTGATACCGGGAAAAAGGTTTTTACCAAAAGCCCTTTCCAATGCTCTAGGGGTTGATTTCTGTGGGAAAAGTTTTAGATCAATATTTCTTGATTTGCATTTAGCATATAAACTAATTAGTTGAGAGGCTTCAAGCGGTTGAGATAATGAGAGTTCTTTTCTTGCATATCCCAAATGAGCATACTCAGAAATTAAACAAGAATTTCTAGGCATATCTTGTACTAATTGAATTATCTCTTTTGTCTTAATTTTAACTGTAGGTTTGCCATTATGAGAATATGTGGCATGATTTTGTCCACAGTCTAATACAAATACATCATCGTATATACTAATATCCATAATTCATAGTCCTATTTGATTCATTAGTTTTATGTATACTTAAACAGCCAATGCAGGATAAGAACATAAGGTATTATAACGATCATGTAGTTGCCGAACAAGATTAAATTTATCATAAAAAAATTATTTATCCTTCGATGTATCTTCTATTCTTTTTAATCTTTCGTTATATTTTCGTTTGCTTTCTTTAGCTTTTTGTATAAAGTTAAAAAAGGACTGTTCTGCCCCTCCTGAAACAACATCATCTCTCATAGGTTCTGGATATGTTTTGTTTGCTTCTTGCTCCAAAGAAGGCAGAGGTCGTCTTTTTACATCTGGGATTCTAGGTGTGGATGGATCAAGAGGTATTCTTTCTGGTTCTTTCATTTTACTCTCCTATTTAGATGCTAGTAAATATAAACCAATATTAGAAAAACTATATCCCAAATAAGCTATGCCCATGCCGACATTACCTTTATATATTTGTTCTAAACTAACATAAAGATAAATTAAGCCGGTCACAACTATTAGCCAACCACTCATGCTGGTACACCCTCCAAGAATTTAGCGATTGCTTTGTCTTTCTGTTTAAGTTCCATATCAATATCAAAATCTAAGTCGTAGATATAAAAGTCTTGTTCTGCATATTGAGCATGTTTTCTTGGGTTGTTGCCGGGAGCCGATTCTGAATAATGAAATAATGGAGTGTGTCCCTGCCATGTATCGTAACACAAATGTATTGCTTCTTCCTCTGTCAATCCGTCTGGGTGACAATCATGATGAAGATAGTCGAAAGTAATTGGTATATTAGTCTTAGGATAGAAATCTTCTATTAGCTGTTTTACAGACCAGCAATTAAGTTTATCGTCATTTTCAATAACAAGACGGTTACGACAATTATCGCTAAGTCTATTAAAATTTTGTATAAATCTTTGTACAACCTCATCGTTACTTCCTTGTCGATTGTTGATGTGTAAATTCATTGGGCAATTATAATCTGCTGGGCAACCCATCATGTCAAGAAAGCTACTGTAAAAATTTAACTCTTTAATTGTTTTGTCTACTGATTCTGTGTTAGTTGAGGCAAGAACATTGTATTCGCTAGGATGGCAAGATACACGAACATTATTTTGTTGTATTGAATATGCTATACTGTCTATTTCTTCCATGATGTCAGTATATTGAGGGAGGTCGTGTAAGCTAATATCGGCAGGAGTATAAGTAATAAGAGGAAATAAATCGCTACTGATACGATAACAGTAATTATACTCTGCACAGTGTAAAATCGTAGCATTAGTCACCTCCATGTTATTGAGTATTCTGGAACCTAAGATAGACAATGCTTCTTGACGATCTAGCTGGCTAAATCGTTTGTAAGTCATAGTTTGAAACCTAATATTAGGATCAATTTCTTTTAGTTGTTCTGAAATACAGCAAAGTCCAAATCTCATAATTTTATACCTCTTACACACGATTATAATGTATTATCGGATGCTTGTCAACAAAACTTTAGGCTGAGTGAAAATACACCAAATCCTACCATATCTCTATAGGAATAATACGTTGAATCAGATGATACTTTGAATCCCTAAAGCAATTAGTAGGAATGTACTGTCCAAGTAGTTTCATAAATACTATCCATACCTAGTACTTGTGCTACTTCTTTGCCTTCGTCTGTCATTACAGTTTCAAACAAACCGTAAGGCTCGAACATAATATATAGTACGTCAGTCTCTATATCATAACCTGATTCCCTATTACTGTCAAATGATCTTAGGTAAAAATCTGGTAGTTGTTCTAAATTAATATCTGCATATTTACAGAATGTTTGGATCATAAACTGGTTACGTTCTTTATCTTGTTCATAACCAGATGAGTATTCACTATCTTGCATACTAAGTTCAGCAACAAAAGTTTCAATAAATTCACCCTTATTTTTAATCATAGCATCTCTGGCTTGTTCGTCAATATAGTCATGCTTAAATAAAGTATTAGCTATATCTGTTCGTACTGGTTTTCTTTTAATAGGCTTTACATCTAAAAAACTATCGAAAGCAACAGCCATAGCACTTTCTGTATAAATATCACTTCCCATTATTCATCTACCTCCTTAGCAAATTTATAATATAATCTTTCTACCTCTTTTAAATTGTAAGAATAAGGAGAGACATTATCCCCATTCTTATTGTTCCATCTCATATCTTCATGCAAAGAATCTAGTGCATCAAGAACAATATCCATATCACCTTCAGAAATTGGGTAATTCATCAGACTTTATCCTTCAATAAGTCTTGTAGAAATTCTTGAGCAACATGATCAGGGTCTTCTTCGACAGTCACATCACACATATCTAATTCACCATCAAAAGCATTTGTATATGCTGCACCTAAATCTTCTAGGATATAATTATCCCTCTCATCTTCATCTAGCTTTAGGTATTGTGTACCTGTGATGATATGTTCATGAGATTCATTATCTGCATAATCTCCGATACATTGAAATCTGATGCTCTCAGGGTCAGCTTCAACCCAACCACTAAATCCTATAATAATTTTACTCATAACCAAATTCCTTTCTTCCTTCCAAGTATACCATACTTATCGTCAATGTCAAATAGAATCTTTAGTCCATTCTAATGCTTCTGCTATGATAGGAAATCTAGTAATAAAAATATTTTTGCATTTGATAGCAATATCTTGATGTTCTTTTTGAGTACCATTAGCACTTCTTAAATCTATATAATGAATCCAGCTACGCACACTGCCACTCATATATAATCTAGTAGGAGTTGCTAGAGGTAAAATAAATCTAGCACATTCTTTTGCAATACCATCTTTAATCATGCCGTCATATAGTGCTTTGCCTTTTGCAAAATGCTCTCGTATTTGTCTATTCCACTTAAATATCATATCCTGATCTACATTATCAATACTATTTTGTCTGTTCTTATTGTCTTGACTTCGTAAACTAAATACAGGTATTTCTTCTGCTAGATGTGTTGTGTCTGCATATCTTTGACTAAACTCTTGAAATGTAAAACTTCTATGTCTTAATATCTGTGCTGCAATACCTCTATTAGTATTAATCTCAAGAGTCATAAATGCCATTTCAAATATAGACCAATGCTTATGCTTAATGCAATAACCAAGTAGACCAGCAATACTATTATTATCTTGATTGTTTGGGTTGGACACCCTAGCACAATAGGCTATATTCTTTTCTGCTTCTGGGCTAACATTAATTAAAACAACTTTATTGTTATCGTTTGTTGTCATATATTTCGTCCTCTATTTTTTTCCACTGTGGACAATTTTTATACATCTGTTCTGTTTCTTTTTCAGTAAAATTAAAATCTATAAAACCGCCTTTATGTTTTACAAGTTTATGTTTAGTTGGTGCTGATACTTGTTGTATATCTCCTAAAATTTGAGATGCTTCAATACAGTATAATTCTAAAATAAAATCATAAAAATCTTGTAATAAAAACTCCATCCTTAAAAAATGAGGATCGGTCATGTTCTCTAAATAAGACATTAAAAAATTATCAACACCAATCCAGTTCTTTTCCTTAGTCCATATTTCTATAATAGATTCAATTTCTTTTGGGTCTGTATGATATTTATTATGGTTTTGTAGGAATGGAATATCCCAAGCATACTCTGGTAAAAAAATTTTACCTTCAGAACATTTTTGTTTAGCCCAATCATATACTTCTTTAATTTCTATTAATTTCTGATTCTCTCCACCTTTGTATTGATACAAACCTATTGTTGTCGCGTGTATAATGTGAGACTTTAAAAATCCCGGTAGCTTTCTAAATCCAATAACATGAATAAGTTTTTTAGTAAAGTCTGGTAAATGTACTGATGATGGTAAGGATGTATTTGGATTAGCAGATAACTTATGATAACGTACCAAAAATGGATCAACAGTATGTTTGCAGGGAACTATATTAGTGTGTTTTTGATGATCTGTTGAACCGTGTTCAAAAACAATACCTCCAAGTTTATAAGTATCTAAAGTTTTATGAATAAGTTTTTGTGTTTTTGTACCTCCTGTTTTAGCAAGATGCCACCACACAAAATTATCTGTTATTATCATTATCTTTATTCCACCATTCCACTAATCTGTCCCACACTGGCCTGAAAAAAAACAATACAACATAAGCAACAACCGCTTCTATAGCTTTACTAAAAATAGCAGTCATTGTTATTGACTGTTTTTTAATTT